CGATGAAGGATCGGTTCGGCATGTCGATCACCGCTGGCGCACCGGTCTGGGCATCGAACACATCGATGAGCCGCTGATAGTCGATGCTCACATCCTCGACCCGATTTGGATGCTGCAGCAGCGTGTCATAGCCTCGGTACTGGATCGGCGAACTGGTCGCCGCCACTGACAAAGCCAGGTCCTCCAGATCAAATCGGAGCTTGGCCAGGGAGATTGCCGCCGTTGGTCGGGTGACGGTCTGCTGGGCAGGTAAACGTCCCAGTCGGGCCGGTGCGATCCATGAGCCTGCGGGCCAGTTTCCCAGAGCCGGGCGCTTGAGCGTGATCGTTTCAGCCGTCAGCGACTTGACCTCCAGGGCCTCGGTCGCGCCAGTGCTTGAGCCGACGATGGCCAGGCCATCTGGGTAATAGTCCAGGTCCGGGGTATGGACGGCCAGAACCGTGTCACCAGGAAAGATGGGGGCTGTAAGCCAAGCCTTGTCGGTCCATACCGGCACGGCATACACGCGCGACTGCCAGACGTTCATCAAGAGGTCCAACTGTCCTCCATTGCCGTACTCCAGCACATCGAACTCGAAGGAGCGCCGGGGCTCGGCACGCAGACGCACCCGCTGCTCACCGCCGTTGCGCATCGTAAGCACATCCGTGAGCCACTCCAACCGTTCGGTGAAGCCGCCTTGCCAATCGTGCAGCAGGCCCATGACCAGCACGCGCCCATAGCTGATCGCCAGATCCCTTGCCCCGCCAGCCGAGAAATGCAGCGTCAGAACCGTATCGACGAAGCTTGGACCATCGAGCGTGGCTGTGACCTCGTAGAAGATGTCCTCGAGCCCCCGCATCCTTGTTGGCGGGAAGAACCCCAAGGACAAGCCCGCAGTGTCACCATCGAGCTGGAAAATCGTGACCGGATCTGGGAACGCATTCCAGACTTCGACGTTACGGGTGGTGGGGATGACGAGATTGCCGAACTCGATCCTGGTGGGCTGCAGGTAGATCCGGAAGTAGAAGTCGTCTGAAAATGCACCGCAGTGTTCACCAACTCGCGCAATCAGCGCCTCTGGCGAGGGTTGGCCGCTGACGAGGCCACCGAACGCACCAGCGATGGCCGCGATGACCGTTGTAGGTTCATAGAACGCAGGTCGCCCACCGTCCCAAAGGCTGTTCAGCCCGGCGGCTGCTGCACCGCCCAGAATTTTTGACGTGGAGGCTCCAGCAAAGTTGGGCATTTACACCACCTTGCGGTAGGCCAGGCCGTAGTCGTAGCTGATCGGTTCCGCACCGAGCGTGTAGGCCTTGTTCCACAGCGGAAAGATTTTCCACACTTCGGTACCGAGGACCAGCTCATCTCCTGGGTTGAAATTCGAGATGTTCAGAAAGCGCACATCGGGGAATTCACCCAGCAACGTCCAGGTGCCGATGTAAGGCGTGCGATTGACGCCTGCATAGCACGGCAACATCGGCGCCAGACCGTTGTAGCTTTGTGGGGAGCAGTGGTAAGCCAGATCGTGCGCCAGGGTATGCAAGGTCACCTGAGGCCCACCAGAGATATAGCCCGCGCGGTTGTTCGTCACATTCGCATAGCTTGCGCAGCCGCAAACATCGAGGTTGGCCGTATCCCAGTAGCCGGTGGTCAAGAGGCGCCAACCGACCGTCCAACCGTCGATGTCGGCACGCACGTAGGTGCCCGGGTAGCCGTAAGTCGCGAGCGCTACGCGTGATGGCCCTTGCCCGTTGGCGCCAAACGGAATCGTATGATTGACGCTGTTGAATGCATTGGGCGTCGTCGTGAACGACTCGATAGGGCAACCTGCGCTCAGATACTGACCTCCGGCAAAGGCGCCATATTTATTGATGAAGCCGAACGACAGGTGCCGAAACCTGCCCGGTGTTTCCTCGATCACCACATGGACGAAGTCGCCGTTCGAGAACAGGTGGTAGGCATAGAGTGAAGTTGCCATCGGGCCGACCATCACGAACTTGCGGTTGTTGGTCTGCAGGTTGGCGGCCAAACCAGTGCGGTTTTGGCGATGATGGCGTGACGGGCAATGAGGATGGCGTCGCTGCGGTCGGCATTGGTGGCATCGACCGCATTGACCAGCACGCCAATGGCATCCTCGGTGCCATCGGTGGCGGCCGGGTCGATCACGTAGTGCTTGCCATCGCTGGCGTTGCGGCCGAGTACCGTGCCCAAAGGCAAGTTCTGGCCAGCGGCAATGGTGGCGACGTCACGCGAATAGCGGTTGGGGGCTTCGTACTTCAAGAGGTCGCCGAGGTTGTTTTGTTCGGTGATAGCGGGCATGGTTTACTCCTTGGCAGTGAGTTTTTTGACGGCGGCCACGATGGGCGAGGCCTCTGGACGGTCGAGGTTTTGCGCTCCGGCATCCACGGTGATGGTCGAGCGGATGTCATTGGCCTCAGAGCGTGCGGCACGCGCATCAATGAGCAAGCGCCGGACATCGGCCTCGGTCTTGCCAGCGGCAATGAACTCGGCGGCTCGGTCGGGGCAGCCAGCCAGCAGGCAAACCTCGGCAATGGCCTGGGCAGACTGGGACACCTCACGGCGCGCCTCGGTCACAAGCCTCTTTGCTTCGTCAATATCGATGGTCTCAGCCACCGGGTTTTGGGCAAGGTCCTGGTTATCAGGCATAGAAAGCTCCTTGTGGGGAAGTGCCGCCTCAGCACGGATGACGCCCCACACCTGAGACGGCGATTGGTTACGGGCGTTTTTTGGGGTGTTCAGAAACATGTGAAATTCATCCAGCGTGGTCTCCAGCGTCTGGATGCCATCGGCCAGGCCCTGGGCCACGGCATTGCTGCCGAAAAAGAGTCCCGCCTCGGTCGCTCGCACGGCCTCAATGTCCAGGCCGCGCATGGTGGCCACGTGTTCGGTAAAGATGGAATAGAGCCGATCTACTTCGCCTTGCAACTCGGTCTTGGCAGCGTCCGACAGCGGCTCGTGAGGTGAGTAGTCGTTCTTGTGGGCACCAGCCGTGATGGCCGTGAACCGGTAGCCATCCTTGGCATCCTTGACCGACTGATCGACGTGAAGGGCGATGACGCCGATTGAGCCGACGCCACCCGTTTGCGTCACGAACAGGCGCTGGGCACTGGCGGCAATCGCATAGGCAGCCGAATACGCGGCATCGTTGGCCACTGCCCAGACCGGTTTGAGCGCAGCCACCTCCCGCACGCGGCGGGCCAACTCAAAACTGCCTGAGGCTTCACCGCCCGGCGAATCGATATCGAGCAGGATGCCGCTGACCTGGGGATCGGAAATAGCAGCATCCAGCATGGCTGCAATCTCACCGTAGGAGGTCAGACCCGAGGCCGCCTCCATGCCCAGCGAGCGTTTGACCAATGAGCCGTGGATCGGGATCACTGCGATACCCTCGGGGGCTGTGGCGACGGGTGGCCGCTGGTACACCGCCATGTCCATGGTGGGCATAGCAGAAACATCGGTCATGCCGATGCGATGGCCGACCACCGACAGAATCACATCCAGCTTGGGGCGATGAATAAGAAGTGGCGTCCCGAACAGGCGGGAGGCAAGGTAAGTCATGGTTGTGGGTCCTGATTGTTGGGTGACGCAAGGCCAGAGTCAGGGGTCTGCTGTTCTTCGGTCTGCGCGTCGTTCTTTGAGTCGTTCTGTGCGTCGCTAGGTAGTGCCGACACAGCATTCGATACCTGTTCATGCCGGGCATCGGAGTCAAAGACCAAGCCCAGTGCATCGGCCCGGGCGTTGTCGGCCGCAATCTCACGGTCTACGTCTTCTGCGTCGTAGCCATTGCCCGAGATGACCTCGGATCGGCTCATGAGGCCCGCCCGGATGGCCAGCTTCATGGCGTTGAATTCCTTTTGCGGATCGACCCAGCTCCAGCCTTGCGGGATCCACTTGGCGGCCTGGTAGGTACGGCGGTCTTTGCGGTAACCGGGCAGATCCAGCAAGCCTTCGAGCACCGCCTGATCCATCCAGGCGCGCCAGATGGGTCGACACAGTTGATGGACGATCACGCCGTGCTGCATGGCTTCACAGCGGCGGCGAAACTCCAGCAGACCCGCCCGGATGGAGGAGTAGTTCACTTGCGTGAGATCACCCGTGAGCATCTCGTAGGTAATGCCCATGGCAGCCGCCACCGCGCGGAACTGCTGACGCATGAATTCCGCATACGAGGAGCCGACATCGGCAGGGGCTGAGAACTTGATGTCCTCGCCCGGCTCCAGGATCTGCAGCGTGCCGGGCTCCATCCCCGCGAGCGCCACACCGTTGGCGTCAGCTGCTGACTCGCCCATCAAGTTGTCTTCGGGCGCCACTCGGGTGATAAAGCCGGCAAACATGGCCGCCGTCTTTTTGCGGACCAGCTCTGCGTCGTCGTACTGGTCCAGCTCGTTAAGCTTGACAAGTGCCCGCGTGAGCCACGGCTCACCCCGAATCTGACCGGGGCGCAAGGGACGAAACATGTGGATGACTTCACTTGCATCCACCCGCACCGTGTCCATGCCGCCACCGGCGCTGCTGGACATGGGTGCCAGCAGCCCATCGTTGGGATGTGATCTGTACAGGTGGTAAGCCACCCGGCGACCAAGACGGTCGAACTCGATACCAGCGCGAATGACGTTTCCACCGGGCAGATCCCGATTCATGGTGGTCGGCAGGTGCTCGGCTTCGAGCACCTGGATCTGCAGCGACACCGGCAGACCATCTTCAGTGCGGCGGTAGCGCAGCCGGATCAGGGCCTCGCCGCCTTCGAGCATGGCGCGGGTGGCAAGTGCCTGCAGGCCGTAGAAGTCCGTGAGGCCCGCTGCATCGGCCTGCGAGCACCAATCCCACCACAGGCTGTGAATCGCTTCTCGCGTGGCCTGGTCCTGCACCATGCTCTGGGGTTTGATACCCGTGCCGATGGCGTTGGACACAAAGGCTTCGATACCAGCTGCCGCCCAGGCATTGCGCCGCACCAAATCGCGGCTCTTGGCGCGCAGTTCGTCTTGCGCCAAAGCGAGTGCTGCAACCGCACCCGGGTTACCTGGCATCCAAGCCAAGGCACGGCGTCCACCACCGGTACCGTC